GTGACGTTGATCTGCCGCGTCATGCCGTCGTCGGTGCCGAGCGTGCTATGCGCAGAGAGAATGGTGCGGACGGGATAGATGCGATCGATCTGGCGACGCAGGATCCATTCGAGATCGACGCGGTAGAGCCAGCGTGTCTTCACGATGACGGGCACCGGCGTCGGTTCGTTCGCCTTGACGAAGCCCATGTTGTTGAGCGTCAAGATTTCTCGGTTCTGCGCGATCGAGAGGCCATCCCGGAACTGAGCGCAAAGCCCATCCGCCTGACCGCCGCTGCCGAGATCGTAGAAGCTGTTGAGGACGTGCAATTCCTCATGGCGCTGAAGCGCGTCGGCGCCGTCGCCGTCCGCGTTGTGCTTGATGTACGGATACGCGTCGGAAGGCCGCGTCGTGATCCGGAACGCGCACCAGGCCGTGCCGGCATCCGGCATATTCGGCGGTTCTGATTGCCACACGGGGCGCACGAGCGTACCGTCCAACCCGGTGATGCCGACGATCACCCCCTGCAAGAAATCGAGAAGCGCCTGTCCTTCGAGCGGTGCCGGTGTGGCGGCGGGTATTAGAAAACCGGCCGCCGTGCTGTCCGTCATGTCGGCGCCATCGGATTGAAGTCGATAGCGGTGCACTCGGCTTCCATGAAGCCGCCGCCGAACTTGTTCCACTCGTTGAGACTGGAGACGATGTAGGACGTGCCGTCGGCGGTCATGATGATGTCCGCCTCGTAGACGTTGCCGTTGCTGTCCTTGCTGGGACCGCGCAAGCGGAACGTCGTGATGACGCGAACGGTATTAGATTGCGTACTGAACGCTTCCTGACGGACCAGAGAGTTGTTGCCGGTCGGCGTGATCGATCCCGTGGCGGAAAAATTCGTCGTCGCCGTCGACGGGACGCCGTTCTGCTGCATGACCTGCTGGCGCCGAACGACCGTAAAGCTCTCGCCTGCGATGTCCGGATCATCGCAGAGGTCGGAGACGTCGATATCGGGCATGTCAGGGCTTGCGGATCACGTAGTTGAGCGAATTGCGGAGCTGTCCGGTATCGATCAGCGGCTTTGCCAGATCATTCGAAGCCGGCATGCCGGCCTTGCGGTTCGCCAGCTCCTGAGCGGCGCCCTTGCGTCCACGGCGCGCGCGATCGCGCAGCGTAGCCTCGGAGAGCGGCTGGAACGGCCCTTCTGTAATCTTGGTGCGAACGGCCGCCTGCCCGATCAGGCCAACCGCGTTGAAACCTCGATCGACGGCGCTGGGATTGCCTTCCAGCGCGGCGCGGCCGGTCTTGACCAGGCCCGCTTCGATTTCAGGTTGCTTGGCTTCGATGCCAGGCTTCAGGAACGGCCGCGCCGGAATGCCAGCCTCCGGCGCACCATGCTCGTGAATGTAGGCCAGCGCCGCGTTATTGATCGGCTCGCCGTCTTTGCGTGAGCCCTTCTCGGCTGGGACACCGACCATGACGCGCGTCGTTCCCAATGCGGCGATGCCAGCCGTCGCCTTCGCGACGTTGTCGACGATCTTCTGCAGGCCGATCTTCATCAGGTAACCTGAATTGGCCCGGCGCCGAACATCTGCATGAGCTGGTAGAAGCGCGTGCCGAAAGTCGTCAAATTCCAATGTCCGGCGTCGGTGTTGATGCCGGCAGTCGTGTCATAGGCCTGCGTCACGGGGCCGACGGTCTTCGACGACACAGGACCTGTCGATATCCCGGGCGCGGCACCGGTGGCCGCTGACTTCTGCGCCTGCCGCTCGAGGACGAGATTGTGCGCGACGAACAGTTCGGTCGCGACGTCGAGCATGTCTTGCCAGCGGCACGGATTGAGCAATAGACCCGCAACCTTGATCCAGTAATTCACGCCGGAATCGGGATACGCCGTATCGTCGGCGAATTCCGGATAGTCCGTGCGGAATGACGCCGCCGTGACGGTCATATCAAGCTTTCGCGGCGGGTTCGCCGTCTTCCGGCTCGACGACGGTCGCGGCCTCATCGGGCGGCGCAATGGCTTCCGCGGGCGCGCTGGGGGCAACTGCCGGGATCGGCCGCGGCCGCGCGGATGACGGCAGCACAACGCGCGGGACGCGTCGCACGGGCAGAGAGAACTTCTTGACGTACCAGTGCTCGGCGACCTCGCGCGGAACTTCATTGAGGCCCTCTGCGAGCTGGTATTCCTTCTCCACGCCAGCCGCATCGGGGACGCGGATATTCAATGCCTGGCGCAAATCAATGGTGTGCATCGACATGGTGCGTTCCCCGATGGGTTTGTGGTGGCGATCGGTCAGGCGGCGGGCACTGCCGGCGCAGCTTCAGGAGCCGCAACGGGCGCGGCCTGATCAGCCGGCGCTGCTGCTGGTGCCGGCGCTGCAGCGGGTGCTGGAGCAACATCAGCGACCTGCGCTGCAGGCGCTGGAGCCGCCGCAACGGGCGCGGCCGGGCTTTCGGCAACCGGCGCTGGAGCGGCTTCCGCGACGGCGGAAGCCGTGACGTTGCCTTGCGCTAAAACTTCTCCCTCGACGCGCATGATCTCGCCTTCCACGCGCGCGATATCAGCCAAAGTCGCGGGCGCAGCGCCTGCGGGCTTCACGGCGTCAGCGAGCGCGTCATCGATTTCCTTCTGCTTCGCGGCCTTCAACGCCTTCGATGCGTCGGCTTCCGCGCGCGCGCGTCTGGCGATTTCCTCGGCCGCGGCTGCGATGTCTTCCGGGTCCATCGGATCCGGCACGATCGACACCGAGCCGGCCTTCATGTGCGCCTGAAGATACGGATGCGCGAGCAGCTCGTTCGGGATTTCATTGATCTGGGTCCGCAGCAGCGAAATGGTCTGCTGGCTCGGCTTGCCATCCTTCTCGACCACGAAGGTCAGATTGATGTTCTGGGTGACGTTGATGCGTGCCATGGGCACTCCGGATTGCTGGTTGCGGGAAACCCGCCGCGCCAGCGCGGCGGGAAGTTGCGAGTTTGCGCAATCTCGCAAACTGAACGGAATGCTTGCCGGCGTTAGATGCCGTCGGCGTACTGCAGCGTCTCTGGGTAGACGAATTCCATCACGCCCAACCGGCCGTAATAGGTGGTGGTCTGCCACAGGCTGCGATACTCGAGCGGCGTGCGCTGCAACGGCACCATGGGGAAGCGCACCAGCGTCTGATCGTTGGTGTAGGCCACCATGCGGTCGACGGTGCCGAGGGTGAACGGCGTGCCGCCGACGCCGCGGCCGATCAGCCACTTCAGCGGCTGGATGTTCAACGGCGTGCCGTTCTGAGCTGCGAGGTTGTTCTCGAGCAGGAAGCGCAGGATCGACTTATCGGCGTTGCCGCTCACCTTCTGCGCGACGATATAGCCGTACTGAAGCGGCGGCAGGCGCAGCTCGTTCGGGATACGGGCGAACCCTGACGCGGCATAGGTCGCATACAGGATTGCGTTGACGTCGGCGAGGATCTCGTCCGGCGTCTTGGTGGCCCACTGGGTCGGACCTTGTGCGCCCGGCGCGACGTTGCCGACGGTGACGACGGCCGAGTTGGTGAGGCCGGTGACGTTCAGCACGGTGTCGCCGATGTACACCTGCTCGTCGATGTCCATCTGGTGCTTCAGCTGGAGACCCGCGAACTTCTGCGCGTCGATCGGACGGCCGAGCTTGATGGCGCTTTCCAGTTCCGGCAGCGTCCACGACATTTCGTGAGCCCACAGGTTCAGCGGGTTCGTGGTCTTGCCGATATCGAGCTGGATGCCCGGGATCTGGTTGGCGTTCTTGGAGAGCCACGCCTTGCCGTTCGGGGTCGCACCGCCGACGGAGGCGAAGCTCGAATTGGTGAAGCTGGATACTTCGTCCGCAATCGTCACGTCTTCGCGCAGCTTGATGTCACGCGACCAGGTGTAGTTGACCAGCGGCATGTGGAGCGTCTGATCGAGGCGCTCAAGCTCGCCGATCAGGAACGAGCCGGTGCTGTCGATCGTGCGCGCGTCGAAAGTCATCAGACCGTCGCGGGTCTTGATGCGCTTGCGCGCCGTGATGATGTGCGGAGCGCAAACGGGGTTGCCAATCAGCGCGGTGGCCGAGGCGACGAAACTCATATCGTGCTTCATGTTTTCCTCATGTTCCGGCGCCGTGGCCGTGAAACTCGGTGGTGGAAACGAAAACGGCCGCCCTTTGAGGCGGCCGCGGGTTCAGGGGTGACGCGAGATCAGATGTTGAAGCGGATCTCGGTGATGCCGTTTGCGTCCGCGGGGCCGGTGAAGAACCCGCCGGGGACCAGGATGGTGTTGCCGCCGTCAGCCGCCGCCTCAAACCCGCCGACGACCTTGCCGGCCGAGGGGTTCTGGATGCGGCAGTAAACAGCACCGTCCTTCACGGCCGCGGTGGCGCCACCGAGCAGAACGCTCACGAAGCCGCGCAGCATGCGGTCGACGAGGCCCTTTGCAGGCGGCGTGGACGTGCCCAGACCGTCCTGCGAGCTATTGGTGGGGAACGGCCGCAGGAGCACGCCGGTGATGGCGGTATCACCCGCGGCCGGGACGCGGAAGTTGCCGGTCACAGCGTCGATCAAGCCGCCCTGGCCGTAAGCCGTGAAGCTATTGGGCGTCAGGTTGACGGTATCGACGGTCGCCTGCGCCGCGCCGCGGCTCAGCGTGCCGGGAATGCCGGCCGGCATACGAGAGACAAATGCGTTCACGATTGAACTCCTCAGATGTGTGTTTGGGTTGTCGGCCGGACGGAAACGCCCGGTGTTTCGGGCGTCAGACCTTCGGCTTCCAGAAGTCGCCGGCGGCCTTGTTCATATCGGCGATGGACGAGACCTTCACCGAACCGTTGTCGTTCGAGCGGATCTTGCCCGAGCCGGTGTTCGCGGCGCGGTTCAGCGCCTTCATGTTCTCCGATGCCGCATTGAACAGGATGGTTGCGGCGTCGCAGGTGAGCTTCTTGGTGTCGAGCGTCTTGCCGGCCAGCAGCGGCTCGATCGCAAGCTTGCCTTCGTCGGTGCCATAGGCCTTGTCGAGTGCCTTGCGGCGGAAGCCGCAGAGAGCGTCCCGCGTCTTCTTACGATCGGCCTTGGCGTCGAAGGTCGGGATCTTGATGCCTGGCGAGAGGATTTCCGCGCGCGCTGCGGTGTCCTGATGAACCGACGCAAGGGCTTTCGAATCCCGGGTGACTGTCTTCCGGTCGCCGGTCTTCGTCTTCTTCTTGTCGTCCTCATCCTCGTCGTCGTCGCCTTCGGCATCCATGGTGCCGTCGCCGTCGTCCTCTTCATCGTCATCACCATCGGCGTCCGAGGTGGACGATCCAGCGCCTTCCAGTTTGGTCAGGCGCTCGCCGATGGCGCCGATGGCATCCATCACCTTCTTAAAGGGATCTTCCTTCTCGCCGTCACCAGCTTCTTCGTCGCCGGTCTTGGCCTCAGCAGCGGGCGCCGTGGCGCCGGTGCCGTGCACGTTGATGGTGATGCCGCCACCAGTCTTGAGATCATTCTCCGCAATCGGCTCCTCAGCGTCTTCAGTGACTTCGCCGGCGAGCTTCTCCAACGCCGCCTCATCCTTGTTCTTGAAAGCGGCCATCAGACGGTCACGAAAGGATTTCTTGGTGGTGAGCTTGGCCATCTGGCCCTCCTTCATGGTGATTGAGATTGCTTGATCGCCGATCGAGCAGCGCGGTCCGCATCGACCCGCTTCGACAAGCGCAGTGTGGTTACCGATGATCTTGTGTTGCCGAGCGAGGCCCGGGCTGAGCTGCTCGTATTCGGCGTCATAGCCGCAGGAGACTTCGACCTTGCCCGCTTCGATGGCGTCGATGCCCTCTTGGTCAGTGATAAGCAGATCGGCCATCAAGACGTCGGAGAAATTGCCTTCACCCCGACGCGGATTGAGGATCGTTCCAATGGCGAGCTCTCGCCAAGTTGCCGGCGTGACGTCATCGTCAGGATGGTCATTGACCACCGGCTTTCCGGCAAACGATGCAATGGCTTCCGGCTTGAAGACCTCGTCTTCATTCCGTTGCACTCGGACAACGCCGCGGTCGCCGACGATCCCGGGCAATTCGTCTTCGAGGTAATCCATCACGCCGACGCGCGCGATTGGCACGTCTTGGCACAGCAGGAAGCCCTCGGGCGTGAAGCTGCGCTTCGGCCCGATGCGTTCGGTGACGTAGAATTTCATTCTATTGTTCCGGGACAGGCGTTAGTGGCTTAAGCCGCCTGACGATCCGTGAATGCCGG